TCTCGGAAAGGGCCCAGGTGTAGCTACACCCCTGCTAGGGTGTAGCTACACCGGATCGAGGGAGTTCAGATGTCCGCAATGCGTGATGCAGCAGACCGCCAGTTCCGCCGGATGAAGGTTCGGCGCGCCAGCACCGCCGAGGCGCGAGTTCGCGCCGACCGCGCCTACTCAAGCTGGTGCCACAACGACTCCGGCGCGAACTGGAGCTGGTACCAGGAGTGCGAGGCGAAGGTCGACCTTGCGCGGCACCGGGCCAACATCGCGCTAACTGCCTACATCCGGCTCTACAACGCCGCCAACGCAGTGCTTCCCGCCTCCGATGACCTGGCCGGCTGACGGCCCAAACTGACCGGAGAGCCCGATCTACCCACCAGAAGGAGAGCCCACCCGTGAAACGAGCAGCACTGAAGGCCGCCCCGACGCCGGCCGACGACGTCCAGATCGGCGCCGAGCTGGTCACCCCAGCCCAGGCCCGTGAATGGCTCCGCCACAACATCGAGGACAACCGGCACGTCAGCCCGGAGCGCGTCGATCAGTACGCCCGCGACATGGCGGCGGGCGCGTGGCGACTGAACGGCGAGACCCTGAAGATCAACGAAAACGGCGAACTGTGCGACGGCCAGCACCGCCTCTTGGCGCTCGACAAGGCCAGCGTGCCGGTCTGGTTCCACGTCGCCCACGGCCTCCCGCTCGACGCGGTGGAGACCGTGGACATCGGCCGCCCGCGGGGCGTCGGTGACGTCATCGGCAAGGCCGGCGGGGTCAACGGGCGGACGATGGGCGGCATCGTCCGCCGGGTGATGATGTGGGACCGAGGCCGCCGCGCCTCCGGGACCGGCGGGAAAAACGCGCCCTCGAACCCCGAGATTGTGGCGCACTACCGGGCGCATATCTCGCCCTTCCAGTTTGCTGCGGCGCGCGGGATGGACGTTCGCAAGCACACCGGGCTAATCAGCCCGGTCACGTACGCCGCCGGTTTCTATCTGGCGGCCCGCCGCGGTCCCACCTACATGGGTGTGGTCTCCGAGTTCACCGACCGGTTCCTGAAGCCGACCAACCTCGGCGAGCGGCATCCGGTGTACGTGCTTCGCGAGCGGTTGCTGTCCAAGGTGCGCGGCCGGCTGACCGAGGTCGAGAAGATGGCCCTCTTCGTGAAGGCGCTGAACTACTACTCGGCCGGGGAAGAGGTCGAGAACCTGCTGGCCCGTGGCCGGGCCGGCCTGTCTGACGCCAACTTCCCGGACTTCTCCCCGGACCTGGCTCCGGAGTGGCATGTGAGGTACCCCGAGGCCACGCCACTGTCGACCGCCAAGGCGCGGCCGACTTCCCGACCCAAGGCGCGTTGACCAATCCGGTCCCGGTGTAGCTACACCAGTGCTAGGGTGTAGCTACACCGCACGGAACGCCACCCAGGAGGACTCGATGAACCAGACCCCCACCGCCGTAGGGGCGCCGAACAGCGGAGCCGTTCACGCCAGTATCGAGCGCAATTGCGCCGGTCAGTCGCTTGTGGTCTGCGGCCGGCTGGCGCCGCACCGCGCGTACGCCAGGGAGGCGGAGATCAACTGCCCGGCGTGCCTTCGCCAGCTTTCCGCCGGTCCGGAGGTAGCGTCTGCGGACCGGGTCGCCTCGGTCGAGCCCGCTCCCCCCGGAGCCGGCGTCAGCGCGAGCACCGAGCCCACCCGGGCGACCGCCTCCGGGCCCACCTCGGGCGGTCACGCCGCCTCGGCCGCGGTGGCAGGCAGCGCCGCCGCGGTCGAGCCGGTCGACCCGCGGGCTTGTCCGATCCCGGATTGCCCCGGCCGCCTGGTTGGCGGCGGGGCCCTCTGGCGGTGCAACGTCGAGGGGTGCGGTTGGGTCCAGGGCGCGGCGGACCGCCGGCCGGTCGATCTGGCGGACATCGACGACGCGATCCCGTCGGCCGTCGTGCCGGCGGTCGCGGATTACCTGCTCGACGCCGCACGTATTCCGTACCTCCTGGAGGAGGTCCGCCAGCTGGTTGCCGAGCGACACGACCAGATGGCCCAACTGCCCCCGGTCACCCGGGAGGGCGCGGCGGTCAGGCCGGTCTCCGAGCACACTCACGCGGCCCTGTGTGATCGGTCCGGGTGTGAGGACTGGAGCGTCGAGGCCCGCACCCCGGCCGGCGCCGGCAACCTGGCCGACTCCCACCAGCAGCACGTTCACGGGACGCCCGCCGGGAGCCACCCAGCGCTCCGCGCCGCTATCGACGCGATCGCCACCGGCAAGCCCCAGCTGGTCGCCATCCAGGATGAAGGTCTCGGCGCCGTCCAGCTCGGGCCCGACGACGCCCGGGAGCTGGTCCTGCGGATCGCCCGAGAAGGCCGGAAGGCCGGCATCGCGCCCGTCTTCGAGGCCGCCGCCACCATCCCGCGCGTCTGCCCGCACTGCCGCGGCGACGTCCGCCGGCTGGACTGCCCGGCGTGCCACGGCGCCCTCCAGGTCGTGACCTGCTGGGAGTGCGAGGGCTCGAAGATCTCGACCAGCGTCGAGAACACCGACGGCGACATTGTGGACGTCTCGTGCACGACCTGTCGGGGCTTCGGCTTCCAGCCAGCGCCGCGCGTGCTCGCCGCGGTCGAGGAGGTCGACGCCATTCAGGCGACCATGCCCGAGGGCCCCGGCGTGTTCAGTTGCCCGTGCCAGGTCTACGGCGGCCGGATGGATGGCTGCCCCGAGCACGGCGCCCGCGCATGACCCTCCTGACCGTCGTTGTCTGCAACCACGTCGGTTGCTACACCGATTTCATGACTGGATTTCGGCAGGCCGCCGCGGTTCGCGATCGCCTGGCCCAGGAGGGCTGGGCTGTTCGACCTCGGCCACATCTGCCCCGAACCCTCGAATGGGCTGAACACTTCTGCCCCGACCACAAGCCCGACGACCAGAAGGCGAGCCAGGCATGACCGAGCACCCGTCGACCGGAGAGCCAGCGCCGGAGCTGGATCAGCTCGGCTCGGCGCAGGACCTCGCCGCGGCGATCGCGACTCCCCCGCCCCGCCGGAGGGCCACGTCCGCCCTGCTCGACCAGCACATCGCCGACGCCCTGGCGGGCCGGCTGTGACCGCGCCGCCGCTGGCCTCGCCCCGCCGCAAGCGCGGGAAGGACATCCGCCAGGTAACGATCGACGTCGACCTGACCGACCGGGCGCCCCTGCTGACCCTCGACGTCGCCGGGGTCGCGGCGCTAACCAGGCCGAGCCGGGAGCGCCGCGTGGAACTGCTACTGGAGGAGTCCCGACACTTCCTGGCCAGGGCGCTGGCCGAGCTGGTCGCGCCCAAGGAACTGGCCGCGGTCGGCGCCCTGTACTCGGGCGGCGGCGACTCCACCGTGATGGCACACATCTTCCGCGCCGACCTGACCCACACCATCCACGCCAATACCGGAGTGGGCATCGAGGCCACTCGGCAGTTCGTCCGCCAGACCTCGGCCGCCTGGGAAATCCCGCTAGTGGAGGGCCATCCTCCGCCCGGCTCGACCTACCGCGAGCTGGTCCTGGACCGAGGATTCCCCGGTCCGGGCCAGCACAAGAAGATGTTTCAGCGCCTGAAGGAGCGGGCCGTTCACGCCGCCCGTGACAGCTTCATCACGAACAACCGGCGCCAGCGCGTGCTCTTCCTAGCCGGCCGGCGGCGCGAAGAGTCGAAGCGCCGGGAGAACATCCCGATCCTGGAGCGCCGTCGGACCATCGCCTACGTCTCGCCGATTGCGCTCTGGCACAAACTCGACCTGATCACCTACCGCCTGATGGTCGGTGACGTTCCGGTCAACCAGGTGTCGGACCTTATCCACATGAGTGGAGAGTGCCTGTGCGGGAGCTTCGCCGAGAAGGGCGAGCTGGACGAAATCGGTTGGTGGTTCCCGGAGGTCCGGACCTACATCGAGGCCCTGGAGCGTGAGGCCCTGGCGGTCGCCCGAACCGGTCGCTTTCCTGTCGAGCGGGCGAAGTGGGGCTGGGGCGCCTACCGCACTGAGCGGAACCGGCCGAAGCGATCCGCGTCCGGTCTCATGTGCTCATCCTGCGACGCCCGAGGCACGGCGGCCTAAACCGCCCGACGGAAGGAACCCCCGACCATGTCCGAGTCCCCGTACCTGAACCCCGACTACTCCCCGGCCCAGCCGTTTGGGGTGTCCGCCCACCTGGAGTCCGGAGCCCGCCGGACCGTCATCGGAACGCCGTTCGCGACCGGCTCTGGCCACGTGGCCGTTCCGATCGGTTATCAGTACGAAGACCAGCGCGTAACGACCTGGGATGCGTCCCCGGTCGTCTTGACCGAGGCTGAGCTGGCGGTCCTAGTGGCCGGCCTGGAGGCGGCCCGCCAGCACGCTGAGCAGGTTGCGAACGGTCAGCTGTGACCGCGTCACTGCCTCCACACTTCGACTGCCCGCGGTGCGGCGCCCGGTCGTACAACCCGAACGACATCGAGCACGGGTACTGCGGCCGGTGCCACGACTGGACCCGGCCGGACGACGTCGAGGCGATCGCCGCCGACCTGCTCGACCGCCTGGGGATCGCGCGGGAATCGCGGCCAGCCGAAGTCGAGGGGCCTCCGTGGCCCGACCGCTGAAGGCCGGTCGCGGTGTCTGCGGCAAGGGCGCTCAGAGCGGCCACTACCCGACCGAGGAGGCGGCCCAGGCCGCCCTCTACCTGATCATGCAGAGCCCGACCAGGACCGAGCGCTACCCGACCCGCACCTACTACTGCCCGATGCACGACGCCTGGCACCTGACCAGTAAGCCCCTACGCGTCCCGAAGCCCCGAAGGAGTAGCCGATGACTGAGCTTGCTTGCCCGGATAGCTGGCTGCCGGCCCAGCACAAGCGCCACGCCGCCCGCCAGGCCCTGGTCGGTGCCGTTCTGTACTGCAACTGGGCGGAGTACGCCATACCGGGGCGCGAGACCGCCGACGACGTCCTGGTCCTGAACGTCGGCGGGTACGTCGGGGAGTCAACTGGTCGGGAGATCGAGTACGCCCGGCGGGTCGGGAAGCCGATCGAGTACCTGGTCGAGGGCGCGACCTATGCTGCCTCTACCAGCCAGAACGCGCCCTCGAAGGACTGATCGTGCTCTACCCCGCCCGCCCTGTGACTGCCTCGCATCGGATGACGGCGGCGCACCTCCGCGCGCTGCATGACCAGCCGTTGTGGGACCAGGGCGGGGAAATCTGTCGGTGGTGCCTGAAACGATGGCGCCTGGACGATGAGGGTTTCGAGGGTTGCCCCGATCGCCGCTGGGCCGACCGGGTTATCCGGCAGTGGACCGTCGAGAATCCGACGCCGCCACGGGTCGAGCGTTACCAGCCGCGCCACCGAGCAGGGAGGAGGGCCACGTCGTGAAGCACATGAACGCCGCGGTTCACGCCCTACTCACGCTCCAGGGCCTGGCCTCGATCGCCTGGTCCGCCGTCGCTCTCGGTATCTCGGTCTGCTGGGGCCGCCGCTTATTACCAGGGCCGCTACCGATTGGTAGCGGCCTCCTCACTCCTCACGAAAGCCCCCGTCGACAGCGGGGGCTTTCGTCGTCTCGGTGTATCTACACCCCATGCTAAGGTGTAGCTACACCGCCCGCTGCCCTGGAGGGTTTCCGAACATGCCAAACGAGCCGCGGACCACGCCGAGCCAGATCCGCATCCATCCGCTGCTGAAGACGCCAGCGGTCGAGAAGGCCGCCGCCGCTGGGCTCTCGCTGTCCGACGTCGTGCGGGTCCTGCTGGCCAGCTGGGCGGGCCTGCCGCCGGAGGCCGCCGACAGGAACTGGGACGGACGCTCCCGGCCGCTGGCGCCAGGCGAGGCGGGCCCAGTCGCTGGCCTGGTCATCCGGCCGCCCACCACGCTCCGTGCCGGCGCCGTGGTCAAGGCGGCACAAGACCTCGGCATCGAGGCGCGCGTGACTGGCTGGGATAACGACCGGATCGCGCTTGACCCCGAGGCCCTGTCGATGCTGCTCGATGCCTACCGGGAGACCGCCGGACCAGACCTGAAGGCCGCCGCCGATGGCTAGCACTGACTGGCGCCGATGAACCGCCGTTCTGACCCCGAGGTCGAGCTGACCGCGCGCCTGTCTGCCATGGCACGCGCCAGCGAGCTGGTCGACGACGCAAACGACCTCGGCATCGAGGCGCATGTGACCGGCTGGGATGACGACCGGATCGCGCTCGATGCCGAGGTCTTCTCGATGCTGCTGGACGCCTACCGGGCTACCGGATCAGGACAGAGTTCACGGCCAGCGGAACTAGCCGGCTAGCGTCGCCCTCGGCCAGCTCCAGGGCTGCTTCCCAGGTGCCCGGATCGACGTCCGCCCGGGTGATCCCGGGCTCCGGTCGGTCCAGCCTGCTCTGGCGGACCGTGACCGGCCCTGCCGTGGTCTGGCCTCGGCGCCCCCGAGTGGTGCCGGTCTGGGTGCGAGGCTTCGCGGCCCGCATTCGTCGATTGTCCGCATTGCGGACCGTTTCCTCGTGCAGCGTTGCAGCGTGTGCGATGTCCATAACCATGTGTACCTCTCGACGGTGGGCTGGCGCTGCCCAAACGAGTGAAAGCCAACGAAACCTAATCAGACATCAGGGCCGCTACCGGCGCAAGACTGGCAAGCCCGTGTTAAGCTCCGCGCGTCTAGCAGACGTCTGCCTGGAAGAGCCCCGAGACCTCGCGTCCGGGGCTCTTCTGCGTACCCGGGGGGCGGTGTCACCGAATGAACCTTGACGCCCTGGTGACCGCCTCCGAGTTCGTGACCTACATGCGCCTGGCCGGCGGCGACGTCAGCCTGGCCGTGGTCGGCATGTGGCGGCATCGCGGCCTAGTCGAGGTGCGCGGCTACCGCGGTCGATCGCCGCTGTACCGGCTCGAAGATCTGCTGGCCGCCGAGGTATCCACGCGGCGCCGGGTGCGCACGGCCGGCGGCCGAGCCCGAGCGGCCTGAAAGAAAGATTGCCGGTTGGCCCCGATCTCGCGCTAGGAGGTAGGGCCTTGACTTCGTCGACCTGGCGCAAGCGCCCCGTCGAGATCCAGGCCATCCAGTGGACCGGGTACAACATCGAGGCCGTCGCGGCGTTCATGGGTGTCCAGTACACCGGGCGCTTCAGCATGAGGCGTGACAGCGCGACCGGTGAGTTCGGCCGGCGCCTGCTGGTCCCGACGCTCGAAGGCGAGGTGTTGGCCTCGCCCGGCGACTGGATCATCCGGGGTGTCCAGGGTGAGTACTACCCCTGCAAGCCGGACATCTTCGCCGCCACCTACGAGTCGACCGAGGGCCGATCCGTGACTGACCAGCCGTCCCAGGCCGAGGCGATCGAGCCGAAGCTAGCCAGCCTCCTGGACTCGATGCTCCCCGGCGTTGGCCAGTTCGACGGCCGCGGGATCGTTGACCAGACCGTCCGCGTCATGGTCGACGCTGGCTGGACGCCACCCGTTCCGGTCCCCACTCGGCCGGTATGACGCGGGTCCGGATCACGACCGGGCCGCACGAGATCGAGATCGAGGCGGCCGGCGCGAAGGCGGCCACGCTCGCTGAGCTGGCTCTCTCGGTCTGGCGTGACACCCGGGACGATCGACTCCACCGCCTGGTCGCCCCCGTGGGCTTCGCCCAGACCGAGCTGGCGACCCCGCTCGGCGACGAAGCGGGTCGGTACTGCTCGACGGCGCCCCTGGAGGTGGACCGTTGACCTGGGGAAACGCCACCCAGCCCGCTGAGAGCGCCTGTGCCGCCAGCAGTGCTCCCTGGTTCCCATCACATCGGGTGGAGCGCGTTAGGCCGTCTCCGTTGACCCCTTCAGCGCGATGAGGCCCCAGGAGGTCGATCCGGTGATGACCACGCGTAGGTTCGGCGTGCCGGCCGCCCTGGTGAGCCCCGCCAGCCTGACCGCCGAGGAGGCTGCGCGCACCGCCGCCGACGCCACGATCGCGGGCACTGTCACTGCCGAGGCGGTGGCCCGCGCCGCCGCCGACTCCTCACTGTCAACCAGCCTCGCCGTCGAGGTGACCAACCGCGGCAACGCTGTGAGCGCCGAGGCCACCGCGCGGGCCGCCGCTGACGCGCTGCTGGCCACCATCGCCAGCGTCACCCCTGGCGCCTGGCTGACGTTCACGATGGAGACCGGCGCGGGCGACCCCGCCTTCTTCTCCCCCGGTACGCCCGCGATCGCCGCCGGCCGGGTCGAGTCGACCGTCTCCGGCGTGGTGCGCCTCCGCGGCGCCATCGGCATCACCGGCGCCGGCTTCGCCCAGAGCGTCAAGGTCTGCACGCTTCCCGCCGCGCTCCGCCCAGCGATCACGCGCCAGGGCGTCCTGCGTACGCGCGGTGTCACCTCGACCCACACGATCTGGACGGTCGACGTTGACGGCTCCTTCGCGCTGCAGACCACGGCGATCGCGGCCTCCTCGTGCATCTTCCTGGACGGCATCACCTACACCCTGTGAGTCGGGAGGTTGGAGCCGTGTCGGACGTCGTCAACCGGCTCAAGTTCTACTGGACGAAGGACCCCGAAGGGCTAGCCAAGTGGGCGACTAAACCGCACCCCTGGACCGCTCTCTACAACGAACTGAAGAAGCACCTGGCGCCCGAACTGGCCAAGCGCGTCGCGTCTCAGTGGTTCCGCGAGGTGTTCGGCTACTGGCCCGGATCGCGCGGTGGGACGAACCCCACGGGGCCCGGATGACGGCCACCGAGGCGCGGTGCGGCCTGACCGAGCTGATCGCCACCCAGTGCGCTCACTGCCTCGGCCACGACCTGGAGGTCAAGGTCGAGCCCGTCATCACCTCGCGCTTTCAGGCCCGCTACGCCGGCCGGTGCGCCAACTGCGCCGAGCTGTTCGCCGAGGGCGATTGGGTCTGCCGCACCGACCAGGCCAGTTACGTCTGCAACAGTTGCGGAAACTGGCTCGGCGGCGTCCCGTAGGAGGTCCCCGAGCGGCGGGGAGTGACGGCTTAGGGCCCGGCTGACTCGGGTCCAGTAGCAGGTCGCCCGCCACGGGGGACGGTAAGAGGGGTCGGCCGGAACGTATGGCCTACGCGCTCGGCCTGGGTCCGAAGCGGCCCGGTCGGCCCCTCGCCTACGTGCGCGTTCTGGGGACCTCGGTCCGATCGGCGTCCAGGTTGACGACGTCGAGCTGACCTTCTTCCGAGTAGGCCAGGATCAGCGGCACGGCGCACGCGTAGCAGATCAGCATGACGAAACCGGCCTTCCAGAGGGCGAGCTTTCGCGGCGCCACCCAGATTCCGGTCTTGCACCTGGCGCACTCGCCGATCGTGTCGTCCACTGCGGCCGGGTTCAGCACGTGGGCCATTTCCGGGGGAACCCTCGAAGCATCCACGGGCCTGCAGGGAGCGATCGCCATCTGGCGAGGTTCCCATATCCGAGGGTCCCCAGGAGGCCCCTATGCCCAGGGCCCCCAGGGCGCCGAATGAGCACGCCGCACAGAAGGTCCCCTGGGCAGGGAGTACCCGCAAGGAACGCCTCCCCCCAGACTGGCCCGCCCTACGGGCAGAGGCCCACCGCAGAGACCCCTCTCACAGGTGCCACCTATGCGGGCGCCCTGGTGGAGACACCCTCGACCACGTGGTGGCTGGGGATGACCACTCACAGAACAACCTGGCATGGGCACATGACAAGCGTGCACCCCACTGTCACAGGTACAAGAGCGCCCAGGAGGGCGTCAAGGCCAGGAGGAGACGCTGATGTCTTGGAGTACTAGCACGCCCGAGGCTGTCGCTAAGGATGCGATCGCACTCAACGAACCGCCCCTCTCGGACGTCGTCGAAGCAGAGCAGCGCGCCCAGTTCGAGACGGCGACCGAGGTAGCGAAGGCTCTCGCCGAGGTCGTCGGCCGCCCTGGCGACAAGGTGATCGTGACGCTCAGCGGCCACGCCAACCCAGACCACGGCCAGCGCGAGGGCTGGGCAAATGAAGTTGTCACGGTCTGCGTGTATGCCATTCCGCAAGCCTGACCGTCACGCTCCGTGACCCCAGGGGGGCCAGCCCCCCTCCCCCTGGGCCGCCTCCTCGGTTCCGCTCTGCACATTTTCATCCCTACGGTTCCGTAGGTTCACCCTGCGTAACCGTCGGTGCTCCATTCGGAGCCAATTAAGACCTCGGCCGCCCGCCACGGGAGAGCCGCGATCCCGCCACGGGAGGCCGCCATGCCAGCAGCGAAGAAGGACCCCTCGACCCGTCGCCGGGTAAACAAGACGTCGACCAGGGCGACGCTGACCGCGGACCACCAGGTCCAGGCGCCGCCGATGCCGCTCCGCGTCGAGTGGCATCCGATGGCGATCCAGTGGTGGGCCGCGATCTGGTCCTCCCCGATGGCGACCGAGTACGTCGAGGCCGATCACCAGGCGCTCTACCGCCTGCTGGTCATGGTCCAGGACTTCTGGATGGCGTCCAGCCCGTCGGACCGGCAGAAGCTGAGCGCGGAGATCCGCCTGCAGCAAGTCAACTTCGGGCTGACGCCGTACGACCGGCGCCGCCTGGAGTGGACGATCGAGCAGACCGACGAAGCCCAGGCGCGCGGTCGCCAGCGGCGTGAGACCGCGGCGCCGCCCCAGCCAACCGCTGGGCCGGCCAAGAGTGACCCGCGCAACGTCCTTCGGGCAGTGTGACGACGCTCGTAGTCCCAGCACTCGACGCCGTCCCGTGGCCGACCCTCGGCCCCCAGGTGTGCCAGCTGATCGAAGAGCGCGCGGTGTTCGGCCCCGGCTCCCTGAAGGGCCAGCAGGCCCGCCTGGACCCGGAGAAGCGCGCCGCCATCTACCGGGCGTATGAGGTCTACCCGTACGGCCACCCGTTCGCGGGCCAGCGTCGGTTCGGCCGGGTCGGCCTGTCCTGGCGCAAGGGCACCGCGAAGACCGAGCTGGCCGCCTGGGTCTGCTACGCCGAGCTTCACCCCGAGGGCCCGGTCCGGTGCGATGGATTCCGGCGCGTCGGCCGGCGCTGGGAGCCGGTCGGCCGGCCGGTCGCCGACCCGTACATACCGATGGTCGCCTACACCGAAGAGCAGGTCGAGGAACTGGCGTACGGCGCCCTGTACGTCGTCGTCACCGAGGGCCCGGACGCCGATCTCTTCGACTCCGGTCTAGACCGGATCATCCGGCTCGACCAGCGCGGGCGAGCCGACGGGAAGGCGGTCCCCCTCGCGGGGTCGCCGAACGCTCGGGACGGCGCCCGGACCACCTTCCAGCACTTCGACGAACCGCACCGCATGCACCTTCCGAAGTTGCTGCAGGCGCACGAGACCATGCTGGGCAACCTCCCCAAGCGGCCCATGGAACAGCCTTGGAGCCTGGAGACCACTACGGCGGGCGAGCCTGGCCAGGGCTCGATCGCCGAGAAGACGCACGCCGAGGCCGAGGCCATCCACCGCGGCGAGATCGCCGACCCGCAGCTCTTTTATTTCCACCGCGAGGCCGGCCCCGGTCACGACCTGTCGACGCTCGACGGGCGTATCGCGGCGATCTCCGAGGCGACCGGCCCGGTCGGTGAGTACGCGCCGGGCCAGTTCCGGCAGATCGCCCAGCAGTGGGACCGGCCGGGCTCCGACCGGCAGTACCTGGAGCGCGTCTGGCTGAACCGCTGGGTGAGGTCCGAGGCCCAGGCGTTCGACATCAAGCGCTGGGACGCGCTGGCCCGCCCCGGCGCGGTCATCGCGCCCGGGTCGTTCGTCGTGGCCGGCTTCGACGGAGCACGGTTCCGGGACGCCACCGCGCTGGTTGTCACCGAGATCTCGACCGGCCTACAGATCCTGTGGGCGATCTGGGAGCGGCCGGCGGACGTTGAATTCTGGGAGGTCCCCGAGCACGAGGTGACCGCCGCGGTCGAAGACCTCATGACTCAGATGATCGTCTGGAAGCTGTACGCGGACCCGCCGCACTGGACCGAAACCGTCGGCGCCTGGTCGGCGAAGTGGCCGGACCAGGTCGCGGAATGGTGGACCAACCGGCCGAAGCCGATGGCGTACGCCCTCCGGGAATTCGCCGAGGCGATCGCCGCCGGCACGACCAGCAACACCGGCGACCCGGTCTACCGCCGGCACATCGCCGCCGCCGGCCGGCACGACCTGACGATCCGCGACGATCAGGGCAAACCGCTCTGGGTGCTCCGCAAGCAGCGGGAAGACCGGAAATTCGACGCCGCCATGGCCGGGGTCCTGTCGAACAAGGCGAGGCTGGACGCTCTCAAGGAGAACGCCCAGCCTCCTGCGCGGTTGTACGTGCCGAAGCGGATCAGGTAACAGTCGTCGCCTCCTCCTGGGGCACCTCGGCCGGCCCCTGGGGCTCTTCGCTGGGCTCGGCTGGCTCTCCGGGCTCGGAGTCCGGCGCGTTATCGTCGCCCTCGGACGCCCGTGGCCGGCCCCGTCGTACCTCGCCGATGACGACCTCGAAGCAGTCACTGCCACCGTGGTCATGCCCGGTGAGCGCGCCGAGAAGTTGGCCGATCGCCTTGCGGACCTTCTCGGACTTCTCCTCCTCGATCTCGACCAGGACTTCCTGCGCCGCTTCCATGACGCGCTGGACCTCCTCGACGGGGAGGTCAACCTTTGCCGCGGTCCTGCTGATTACTTCATCCATCGCGCGATCGTAGGCACTCGGAGGGAGTCGGCGTGGCCATCGACACCCGGACCCCGCTGTCTCCTGGTTGGTGGATCGAGCGACTGGCGCGCAAGCTGACCGACCCGAAGCGCCAGAAGCGGTTCAAGGAATTGGACGACTGGTATCGGGGTGTCCCACCACTGCCGCCCGGCGCCGAGAATTGCGCCGACGCGTTCCGGGCCTTCCAGCGCGAGAGCCGGACCAACTTCGCCGAGCTGATCGTGACCGCCATCCGGGAACGGATGGTGCCGATCGGCATCCGCACCTCGGCCGACGGGGACGAGACCGGCGACGCCGAGGCGTGGCGGATGTGGACCCGCGCGGGGATGAAGAAGACCTCGGCCGAGGTACACAAGGCGATGTTCACGCTGAGCGAGAGCTACGTGATCACCGGCCCGGTCTCCCCCTTCACTGGCGTTCCGACTGTGACCGCCGAGGACCCGCGCCAGGTGATCACCGAGCACGACCCGGCCGACGATCGCCGGATCGTGGCGGCGCTGAAGCTGTTTCACGACGACATCCAGGGCCGCGACCTGGCCTACCTGTACCTCCCCGGCGTGGTGCTGGTCGCCTCGCGCGAGACCGGCCCGCGGGCCTCGCACCGGGTCCAGTTCAGTAGCCAGGCGTACAGCTGGGACGAGTCGCTTTCCGGCACGCTCCCTGACGGCATGATGCCGGTTCGCCGCTTCTTGAACGAGGACGGTACGGGCGAGTTCGAGACCCACCTGGACCTCCTGCGCCGGATCAACACCGGCATTTTGCAGCGGATGACGATCGCGGTTCTCCAGGCGTTCCGCCAGCGGGCCGCGACGGGTCTCCCGGAGAAGGACGAGCGCGGCCAGGTCATCGACTACACCGACATTTTCGCCGCCGACCCGGGCGCCCTCTGGCAACTGCCGGCCGGCGTCGAGATGTGGGAGTCGGGCCAGGTCGACCTGACGCCAGTCCTGGCCGGAACGAAGGACGACGTTCAGCAGCTCGGCGCGGTCTCCCGCACCCCGATGCACATGCTGATGCCCGACGGAGCGAACCAGACCGCCGAGGGCGCCAACATCCAGCGCGAGGGCCTGACGTTCAAGGCGCTCGACCGGATCGCGGTCGCCACCGAGGAGTGGTCCGGCGTGCTCAGCGACTGCTTCCTGTGGATGGGGGACGAACAGCGCGCCGACCTGGACGCCCTCACCGTGCTCTGGCGCCCGCCCGAGCGGCTGAGTCTGGCCGAGCGAGCCGACGCGAACGCCAAGCTGACCGACGTCCCCTGGCGTACCCGAATGATCGAGGTCATGGGCTACACCCCGGACCAGGTCGACCGGATGGAGACCGAGCGGGCCGCCGACCAGCTGCTGGCCTCTGCGCTGGCCCAGCAGACCGCACCCCAGCCCGGTCAGCAAGGTCGGCCCGGTCAGCAGGTACCCGAGCCGGCCCCGACCCGGCAGGGAGCGGCGTGATAACTCGGCGCGTGTTGCGCTACACGATCCCGGTTGATGATCGAGCGCACCCGTTGGACCTGGAGCCTGGTCGGCTATTGGGCGCCGGCACGCGCCTGCCGAGCGTGGTCGAGTTCTGGGTCGAGCGGGATCTGAGCCAGCCGACTATCAAGCGCTGGTTTCAGGTGTTCGGCACCGGCCAGCCGATCCCGGAGGGCGCCGAGTGGCAGGCCACGTGCGCCCGCCAGGCCGACGGCCTGGTGTGGCACCTCTACGAAGTCACCCCGCCGTCAAATAGCTGACCAGCGGAAACAGTCCGGATAGAGGTGTCGCGCACTTCACCGTCAAATGACCCGACGGGGAGGCGCGGATGGCCACGCCCCCGTCGGAGGAGATCGTCACCCTGGTCGCCGCCCAGGCGGCGGCCAGGGTGCGCCTCGCGGAGGCCACGGCGGCCGGCGTGCGGGCCCAGGTCGGCGCGTTCGCCGACTGGTATTCCGACGCCGCGGTGGCGGTCTTCGCCCAGCGCCTGGCCCGCCTGACCCAAGGCGGCGCCCGCAATACCGCGGCGATCACCGACGCCTACCTGGCGAGGGTGGCCAGCCTGATGGCCGGTCGGCGGATCGGCCCGGTCGGAGTGGTGGACACCTCGGCGCTTCGCCAGGGCGTCGATCCCGACCGGGTGTATGCCCGCCTGGCGGCCCAGTACCGATACCTGGCCTCTCTGGACCTCGGCGCCGACGAAGCGCTCCAGCGGGTCACCGAGCGGGCCGGCGTGATGGCCGACATGGACACGCAGTTGGCCCACCGCGACCAGGCCGCTCGCTTCGTCGACGAGACCGGTGCCGACGCCTGGCGCCGGATCATCCGGCCCGAGCTGTCGGAGGGCGGCGCCTGCGGCCTCTGCGTGGTGGCCGCCGACCGCCTGTACTACCGGGAAGACCTCAAGGCCGTTCACGAACGGTGCAAGTGCGAGGTCTTGCCGGTCTACGGCGAGGCCGACCCCGGTTTGTCGCTGAACCGCCAGGACCTTGACGCGCTGTACGACGCCGCCGGATCGAACCGCGGCGCCGACCTGAAGCGCGTCCGGATCGCGGTCGAGACCCATGGCGAGCTTGGCCAGGTCTTGCGCGACGCCGACCAGCACTTCCGCGGACCTGGACAGGTCGCGGCCTGACACAACCTCCCCCGCGCCGCGGGGGCCGCCCGCCACGGGCACACCTACCCGACACGGGAGCCCCGCGTGACTCAGCCGACCCCGCCCCCTGCTCCACCCGTCCCGGCCCCGCCGGCACCTCCGGTTCCACCGACTCCGGCGCCCCCAGCGCCAGCTCCGCCGCCCGTACCGCCGGCCCCCGCCACGGGGACTGACTACGGCTTCCCGGAGAACACCCCGGTGGTCCAGATGACGATCGAGCAGCAGGCCGCTTACTGGAAGCACACCTCCAGGAAGCACCAGGAGAGGTCCGAGGCCCGCGCGGATTACGACCAGATCAGGGCGCGAGCGGACCAGCTGGCCGCGCTCGAAGCCGCTTCGATGACGGAGCACGAAAGGGCCGTGCGGTCCGCCAGGGACGAAGCACGGGCCGAGGTACTGCAGGAGGTCGGCGGCCGACTGGTCGACGCACAGCTCACTGTCGCGTCGGCCGGCCGGATGACCGACGAACAGCGCGCCGCGCTGCTGGAGGGGCTGGACAGGGCCAAGTTCCTGAAGCCCGACGGCCAGGTGGACGCCGAGAAGGTGGCCGCACTGGTGGACCGGATCGCACCCGTCACGGGAGCGCCGCCCACCGGGCCTGGCTCGCCGAAGCCCCCGACCGCGACCGGCCTCGGCCAGGGCGCCCGCCAAGGGCAGCCCGCCGTGTCCGTCGCCGATGGCGCCGCGCTCTATCGCGAGCTGTTCCCGGCCTCCGCGCCACAGAAGACCTAACCCAGGGAGACCTGATGAACCTCAGCCAGACCACGAAGGTCTACGGGGTCGACGACCAGTCTTGGCTGGGGTCGTCTCACGGCACCCAGTCGACCCGCTCGATCACGCTCGATACCTCCGCCTTCACCGAGGGCACCCACTACCCCGACGGCTACTTCAAGAGCGGCATTCCGCTGGCGAAGATCGCGGGCTCCGAGCTGTACGGCCCGTACCTCGGTCGCGCCAACGAAGTGCAGCTGGCCACTATCACCGGCGTTCCGACCGGCGGCACGTTCACCCTGTCGTTCCTGTACGGCGAGTCGACCGGGGCGATCGCCTGGAACGCGACCGCCGCGGCGGTCCAGGCGGCCCTGGAGGGCATGTCGTCGATCGATCCGGGCGACGTCGTGGTGACCGGCGCGGCCGGCGGCCCCTACACGATCACCTTCGGCGGCAAGTACATCGGCGAGAACGTCCCGACGCTCGGCGCCGCGGACAGCCTGACCGGCGGCACCTCCCCCGAGGTACTGGTGACCGTGCCGACCGCGGGCGACGGCACCACGGGCGACCTGGTGGGTCACCTGTACTGCGCCGTGGACGCCCCGACCGTCAACACCCAGGACGTCGCGGCCTCGATCCTCTGGCACGGCGCCATCCGGGAAGCCCGCCTTCCGATCGCCATCGACGACGCCGGCAAGGCCGCCGTCGCTGGCCGGATCTACTACGACTGAGAGCGGGCGGCCTAAATGGACATCATCGACGACTACATCGACCCCACGCGCCTGACCGGGATGATCCGGACGGCGCTCTTCGACCTCCAGGTGAACACGTTCCGGCTCTCCCGCTGGCTCCCGAACGTGAACCTGGACGACGTCGCCTACGAGTTCACGAAGGGCGGCCAAGGCCTCGCCGAGGCGAGCGTCTACCGCAGCTGGGACGCGGAGTCCCCGATCGGCCGGCGCGAGGGAATCTCGCAGGTCATGGGCTCCCTGCCCCCGATCTCGGAGAAGATCCCGCTCAACGAATACGAGCGGCTTCGGCTCCGCAAGCTCAACGATGGCGCGCTTCTGCCGTTCATCGCCCGTGACGCCCAGCGCCTGGCCCGCAACATCGGTGCCCGGTTCGAGCTGGCCCGCGGCGATGCCCTGGTCAACGGCTCGGTCACGCTCGGCGGGATCTCCGGCGAGAAGGTTAAGCAGACGGTCAGCTTCGGCCGCTCCGGCTCGCACTCGGTCACGGCCGGCGTGCTCTGGTCGGACTACGACGACGGCGTCCCGCTGGACGACCTGGAGACCTGGATCGCGACGTACGTCGCCACGAACGGCGGGCCGCCCGCGCGGATCCTCATGCCGCGCGTGATCGCCGGTCACCTCCGCCGGTCCGAGCAGGTGCGCGGCCAGGTGTTCCCGCTGAACCAGACGGTGGCGAACACCCCGACCGCCAGCGCCGACCAGGTGCGCGCGGTGCTCGACTCGATGGATCTGCCGACGGTGGAGATCTACGACGCCCAGGTGAAGGTCAACGGGTCTTCGACCCGGGTCACCCCGGCGAACAAGATCCTCCTGCTCCCCGAGCCGGGCCCGGAGTCGTCCACCCAGCCGACCGACCTCGGCGGCACCCTCCTGGGCACCACGGCGGAGTCGCTGGAGCCCGAGTACGGCCTGGAGGGCGACCAGCCGGGCGTCGTCGCGGCCCAGTGGAAGACGAAGGACCCCGTGAGGGTCTGGACCCATGCCGCCGCGGTCGGGATTCCGGTTCTGATGAACCCCGACCTCACCTTCGTGGCGACGGTGGCGTGACCCGCCGCATCGCGCCCGGGGTTTACGTCCACGTCGCTGGGGTCGCCTACGGCCCCGGCGACGCGCCCCCGGCGGAGCACGCCGCGCGGATCAAGAACCCCGGGGTCTGGGAGGAAGGCGACGCCGAGCCGGCGCCGACCCAGGCCCCGGCCCAGACGGAGTCCGTCGAGCTGGCCGACCAGTACTCGGACGGCGGTAGGCCAGCGAAGAAGACCGCCGCCAAGAAAGCCGCACCCTCCAAGGAGGTGTGATGGCTGGATCGCCGCAGCACGCCACCTTGGAGGCCGCCGCGGTCACCACGTTGACCTTCGACCAGGACTTCGGCGAGGTCGAGATCCTGAACGTGGACGGCGCGGCGGCGGTCTACTTCCGGTTTGGCCCGACCGCACCGACCGTCGCGGGTACCGGCTGCCACGTGCTGCCAGCCGCGATCTCGGCGGTCACGGTCAAGCCGATGACCACCGGACCCACCGTGCTGAAGCTGATCAGCTCCGGCGCGCCGAAGGTCTCCGCCCGCGGGATTCTCTGACGCCGAGGGGGCCCCGATGGCTGGTCCGTACGCGTCCGTAGCCGACCTCACCATCGAGCTTCAGCGGACGCTCACCACGGCCCAGGCAGAGCGGGCAACGATCCTGCTCGCCTGGGCCGGGAAGCTGATCGACCTCCAGGTCCCGAACGTCGCCGCACGGGTGCTGGCGGGAACGCTGGACGTCGACCTCCTGAAGATGGTCTCGGTAGCGATGGTCGCCCGCACCTTCCGGGCGCCCGGCGGGATCAAGTCCGAGACGATCGGCCCGAAGTCCGTGGTCTACGACACGGCACTGGAGGCCGGCCTGTACCTGACGGCCTCGGAACTGGCTCTCTTGGGGTTGCCGGCGGAGTCCCCTCCGGATGCCGGCGCGCGTTCCATCCGGCTCGACCGCCCCGCCTGGTGGTGCCGGTGACCGCGCCCCCGTACGGCGAGACGGTGACAGTCGTCCGGCCGCCGGGGAGGGATCGCTACGGCGACCCCCTCCCCGGCTCGGCGACCGAGGTCGACTACGACGGGTGCGCCTGGTGGCCGCGGACCTCGACCGAGGTCGCGGTGGGCCAGAACACCCTCATAGAGGGCATCGACGTCTTCTTCCCGGACTCCGGAACCGACGTCCGGGCCACCGACCGGCTACGCCTTCGGGGCGTTCTCTACGACGTCGAGGGCGACCCCGGCGAGTGGCGCTCCGAGCTGACCGGCACGGAGGCGGGGACGCAAGTCTCCGCCAAGCGCGTGACCGGCTGAGAGTCCTCGGCCGGCTCGACCGCCGCCAGCGTCACCAGGATCTCCTCGGCCAGCGCTAGGTACTGCGGACGCGCCCGGACAACGCCGCCGTTCACGTCGTCGAAGCGGTAGATGAGATAGGCGATCCGCTCTCTGGCATCCATCCGGCCATTGTCCCACCGCTCTGTCGCGCCTACGTCGCACCGAGGGGAGGGTCCGATGGCCGTCACTCGCGTGAAGTACACCCCGAGCCGGCGGGGCTTCGCCCTGATGATGAACGGCCCCGAGATCCGGACCGCGCTCGGTCAGGTGGCCGAGAAGGCCAAGCGCCACGCCGTCAGCCTGGCCGGTGAGTTCAGCGACACGGGCCACTATGCCGGGTCGTTCGTGGTGGTCCAGAACCGGTCGGTATTCCTGGCCAAGCACTGGCGAGCCTCCGCCCTGCTGGTCAACACCGCGAGCTACGCCGCCGTGGTCGAGTTCGGCCGCAAGGGCAAGCCCGGCCACCGCGTGCTCGGGCGGACCCTCGACCTGCTCGCCGCCGAGGACGGGCCGTGACGGCCTGGCCCGACGTCGAGGGCGTCGTGATCACCGACCTACTCGCGCTGGCCGGCGTGAACGACGCCGGCACCGAGACCCCCGCCGACCTCGACGCTCAGCTCCCGTTCGTCCGCGTGATGCGCCGCGGTGGCCCCACTGACCGGCTGAACGACCGGCCCCGGCTCGACATTGACGTCTTCGCCGCGACCAGGTCCGCCGGCGTACCGCTGGCCCTGGAGATCGTCCGCCACCTGATGGACGACTACTCGGTCTCCGCCGTGGACCGCTTCGAGTGTGAGGCGGGGCCCGCGGAGCTGCCTTGGTCTGACGGCGCGGTCCGCCGCTGGGGGATGACCTTCCAGGCCGTCGCCCGCCGGACCTCCTGACCCACCCAGTACCCGCACTAGAAACCAGCATGAAAGCCAGGAGCGTGCACTGTGACCAGCGCAAATGACCTACTGATGGGCGGCGGAGTCAAGTCCGCCAAGTTCGACCACTTCGGAGCCAGCGTGACCGGCGCGATCGCCCGGGAGCCCGTCGTCCAGCAACAGAAGGACTTCGACGACGGAACGCTGAAGTTCTACGAGGACGGTAACCCGATGATGCACATCCAGGTGTGCCTGCAGACCGACCAGCGCGATCCGAGCGTGCCCACCGACGACGGGGTCCGCGCGGTCTACCTGAAAGGCCAGCTGAAGGAGGCCGTCCGCGACGCGGTGCGCCTCGCTGGAGCCGAGGGCCTGGACGTCGGCGGCCGGCTGACCGTCACCTACGTGAGCGACGGCGTGAACAAGCGCGGCCGGGGCAAGCCCCCCAAGCAGTACACCGCGAGCTACCAGCGCCCCAGCGTGTCCCTGGAGGACCCCTGGTCGACGCCAAGGGCCCAGAACGCCCCGGCCGCTACTCCGACACCCACCGCCGGCCCAGCGGCTGAGTGGGTGGTCCTGAACGGCGTCCGGACCGATATCTCCGGCTACCCCGAGGCCGCCAAGACCCTGGCCCGG